AGATCCCCGGCCTAATGACACGCATTGCAGGCGCTAACGAAACGTTATTTGGTCAAGACGAAGGCGGAAATACCCAAGTATCCGGACGTCTTGCTCAAGTGAGAGCAGCTAACGGTCTACGTGCAAACCGCGCTCTATTTGACCAGTTCGAACAAGCGCAGATGTGGCTTGGAAACAAAGTCATGAAGGCGATTCAGCTAAACTTCGATGAGCGCAAATTTGCCAAGATCCTTGGAAGACAGCCAGACCCATCAGTATTTGACGTGTCGATGGATCGCTACAACACAGTCATTAAGCAAGACGTTTTGAGCCAGACTCAGAAAGATGCGTACTACTTCGAGCTTCTCCGTCTCGTTGAAATCCTTGGGCCTTCACCACCTATTAATGAAGCCTTAATAGAAGCACTTCCAATGAACGATAAGAGCGACCTTCTCAAGAAGATGGCCGCTTACCAGCAGCAACAACAGCAGCAGGCTCAAGTTCAGCAGCAAGACCAAGACCGTCTTCGCGAGCTGCAAGAGTCGCAGATAGAACAGAACTTAAGCTTAGCTCAAGAGAGACGCGCACGCGTTCTTGCCGACATAGGACTTGCAAGAGAGCGCCTATCTCAAGTAGATGCAGATAGAGCTAAAGCACAGCTAGATAGGGTGAAAGCCCTCGCAGAACTTCAAAAGCTCTCTGATGATAGGTTGATTGAACTCGTTATGTTTGCAAGGTCTTTAACGGCCGAAGCAGAGGTAAAGGATGAAGCGACACTTCTCAGAGATCTCGAGAAAGAAAAACAAATGGCCGTACAAAGCGGCCAATTAAAAAATGAGGTGAACAATGGCCAAATCATACAAGGGCAATGATGTTCGCAGCGCAGGCAAAGGCTACGGGGATCAAAACCCGGGCTATGCTCGCGGTATGTACTCTGTAAAATCAACAGAGTCTCCCGCACCAGTACCAATGAAAGGTTCTCAGTTGAACCTCTCCTCTCCGGTACAAGGACGCGATGCGGCTAAAGTAAAAGGAATGGGAAAGGTAGAAAGCAAACGTGAAGACCTCCGCGGGATGGCAAGCTAAGGGAAACCTTGTCTTACCAAAATCAGTCATCGAGAAGGGCAGAGACGATAAAGAGACACTGCTCGCACGTTTTCAGGAGTCGCTAGATGATTTTCTAACGCGACATGAAAACATGAGAGAGCCGTATTTCTTGTTCTACAAAGCCAAGTTCGATGGCCGCGACGGGTCGATATGTAGGCAGGCTTTTACAATCTACAAAGATCGAAAGCCTCCTTTCGTCCAGAACTCTTGCGTCTACTTCGTCGATAATTCTAGAGGTCTGTATGTGATGCTCTGGATGGTCGATGAGAGAGCAAAAGTGATATTCAATACCGAAGGCGTCCAACAACTCAAGGGCATTCTTCGCAGTAGCGCCACCGGCTAACAATCGGGTGTAAAACAATTGAGTTAGTGTCTCCAACTATAAGGGTGTTATGACAGACGAAAATACCGTGGCGCAAGAAGTCACAAACGAGCTTGTTCAAGAGGCTCCTGCACAAGAGCAGGCGACTCAAGAGCAGCCGCAGGAAAGAACAGTTCCACTATCTGCACTAGAAGCAGAAAGGAAAAAAAGGCAAGAAGCGGAACTTCGAGCTTTTTACGCAGAGCAACAGAGGACGGCGCAGCCGCCTCAGCAAAAAGAAGACGATAACGAGGACGATTATACACGACAGTTGAAGGCCTCTTTGCTGAGTAAGATCAAAGAAGAGAACCGTCGCGATCGTGAACAAGAGTTTTTAAGACGTAATCCGGATGCTGTCTCTCGTATAGAAGCCGAACTCCCAGAAATATTGAAAAAACGCCCCTCACTTGCTTATGCGATTCAAAACGCAGACAACAAGTATGAGGAGGCTATGGCAATAATTGAGGATTACTCTACGAGGAAAAACGACACTCAGAAGAGAATCGAGGCGAATAGCATGAAGCCCGGAACTCCCACAGGAGCCGCGAAAGCAGCGAAAATGGGAAAGGCCGAGATGATTGCTAATATGAATTCGAGCGATTTTCATCAGTGGAGGAAGCAGATTCGTAAGAGGTAATCCATGAGGATTAAACATGGCAGTTACCACCACAACACAATTGAACCCGAACCCGTCGAATTATTTCGACAGAGTTCTTTGGGATCGCGAAAAACGTTTCGACGTTTATAACCTCTTCGGTCAAGTCCGCAGACTTCCGATGAAGAACTCCAAAACGCTTACTGTAAGACGTTTTGACAACCTCGATGACACCCCGGCGGTGCTCACCGAAGGCGTTACACCAGCACTCGAAACCGTAACAAAAGCTGACGTTAATATCGTCATCCAAGAGTTCGGTAAAGTTGTTGCTCTCACAGACCAAGTTATCATTGAAGACCAATCAGACGATGCTAACGAAGTCGCAGACATGCTCTCTCAGAACATGTTTGAGATGCTCGACAAAGTAACACGTAATACACTCGCAGCGACAAGCACCCAATTTGACGCGGTAAACGGTGTAAACGGCCTAACGCCAACAGAAATTACTCTTGCAGATCAGGACGTAGTTGTTGATTGGCTACTTGGTAACAGTGGTAAGCGCTTTACCCCGGATATTCGTGGTACACTCGCTTTCGGTTCTAACCCTGTAGAAGCGGCTTTTTGGGCAATTATCTCTACGGATCTCCGTAAAGACGTTCGTTCATTAGCTCCTTTCTTCCCTGTATCTCAATACCCACGCGACGAAGCTCTTCAATCAGAACTTGGTTCTGTTGACGAAGTACGCTATGTAATGACATCAGCCGGATATAAAACATCAGGCGATCCAGATATCTATTACAACATGTACTTTGCACAAAACGCGTACGGTATCGCAGATATCGACGAAGTCGCAACCGAGATGATTATAAAGCCTCTTGGATGGGGTGAAGACTACCTAAACCAACGTCAAACGATGGGTTGGAAAGGCTTCTTCGGCGCTGCTGTTGTAGTAGACGAATGGATGGCTGTTCTCCGTTGTACAAAGTCTGACGGATAAGGAGAAAAAAAAATGGCAAATTTCAATCTTAACTATACAAATACCTACGCGGGAACGTTCATCGCGACCGGATCGGCAGTGTCTTTATCGCTTCCGTTCGCACCCGATGCACTTTTCCTATACAACTACACCAAATCGGGAACTGCTGGACAGTCTCCGGTTGCAGTGTGGTTTGATGGATTCCCGGCAGGTGACGCGATCGTGATGAAAGTCATCGCGGACAACGGCGCAACAGGCAACCAGAACTTGAACCTTGAGACAACTAACGGCGTAACCGATGCATCTACTGCAGCAGGCGTAACCGCTTCTCAAGTGACAATTACTGGTGCTACAGCCGCTAACCCTTGCGTTATTACAGCAGCATCTCACGGCCTTTCTACTGGTGATCGTATCACCATCACGAAAGTTCTTGGTATGACTGAACTGAACGCGCCAGAGAGAAACCCATATGTTGTAACTGTACTGTCTTCAAGCACTTTCAGCATTGCAGACATCTACGGAAACGACATCAATTCAACTTCCTTCACAGCTTATAGCTCTGGTGGACAGTTGAACAAGACGGGACTAGCGGCAAACTTCGAATACCTTGCACCTACCTATGCGCTTACGCTTGGTACAGCAGTTGCAGGTAACGATTCCGATGTTTTCTACTTCATTGCTTACAGCTTTGGAGCCTTTGAGAACCTAGGCGACGCTGCTAACTTCTAGAATTAAACAATGATGAGGGGGTGAAATGCCCCCTCAAATAGGAAAAAAGATATGGCTAGACCACGAAAGAACTTATTCGAGACTACAAGCGCAGACACTCTCGCAGGAGAGCTTGTGAAGCGCGCTGAACGCGTCAACTTAGAGGATATGCCTCTAGAGAAACCAGACGATTACAGAGCCTACAATGAAGAAGCGAGAAGACAGAAGAAGCAGGTTAAATTCATTCCCGATGACATGTTTCCTAAGACAAAAGTCCGTTTCGTCCGTATGGATGGACAGGCCGGAAACCCCCTTCATGTTAGATGGAGAGACGCAAAGACGCTGATCGACTTCGACCGCACGCTTAAAGATGGCGAAGAAGTTGAGCTTCCCAACGTAGTCATTGATTACCTTAACAACAAAAAGATTCCCAAGTATAAACAAGTCAAGTACCCGGACGGATCGGCAGAGACGGTGCTCTCTCACTACGATCACAGGTTTACTTGCCAAATGGTGCTATAGATGATTACCAAGACGCTGCAAGATTCGCTAGACATCATGAAGAAGGTGATCGGTGAGCAAGGGTCGCAAGATCCCAACGCCTCCGATGATGTGCTATTTGATTACATCGTGGATTTTGTAAGTCTGATCATGCCTCAAGATATAAAGGTGTATGAAAATTACACCTTTTTTGAGTTCGATACCGTCGCCGACCAAGACGAATACCCGATGGGTGTCGCTCCTTTACCTCTTGACACGTTCACGAACTTAGAGCCTCCCGCTTTCATCGGTATTCAAAAGATGTGGTACTACCAAGACCCCAATGCGTTTTATACGAAATGGCCTCTTGATACCACCAATCTTGGAACAGGAAAGCCAACTGACTTGCTCTTTTGGGACAACAAAATAACCCTTCGCACCGTCCCTAATGACGTTTACACAATCCGCATCGTAGGCTACAAACAGAAGGGCGACGTTGACGAACACACCGACAACATCTATGAGGCTTACTGGTGGAGATATATCGCCTACGGGGCTGCAATTGATTGGCTAAGCGACTTTGGACAGATAGAAGAGGCAATGAAAATAGCGCCAGCTTTTGAGCGCTACAGAAGCCTTGTAACACGTAGAACAGCAATACAATACTCAACCCAAGTGCCATACTTGGCCATCTAGGAGACAAAATGCCTTGGAATAATCCCGTTATCAACGGCTCTAACTCAGTATCTTCTAACAAGACACCTCTTAACCAGAACTCAGCCTACATCGAAACGACTCAGCAGGTGGATCACTTCTGGGATAACGGAAACTCAAACTATGACGGCCATCACGATGTCATTGAGTCAATATCTCAATCGGGAACGCCAACGCTTTCAACCGACATGACCTCTGCAATGTGGTCAAAAGACATCGCTCAGCCAGCTAGAGCTACCGACCTTACAGAGCCTTACTATAGAGGAAAGTTCGGAGGAAGCACATTTATCTCTCAGTTCGGACTTGTGCGTGCTATGGTCAATTTTGATGGCCGTGGAACGAACGGAGCTGCAACGGTAAACTACAGCTATAATGTGTCCGGTGTTTCTCGTACAGGGACAGGAGTATATGTTGTAACCTTTACAACAGCGCTTCCCTCTGCTTCCTATGTTCCATGTCTTTTCAGCTTTAAATCCGGAAACAAACTATCTCCTTACACAGAGACAGCCTTTGCAACTGGAACTTTTACGATTAAAAATGCCGACTTCAACACAGGTTCAGAAACAGACCCAACCGTTTGCACATTGGTAATTTTCGGTGGATAGATACCTGATAGCTAACTATGGAACGGGTCAAGATAAAGAGCGCGAGCCGTGGCTTCTTCCGAAGGATGCTTTCACTACTTTGACCAATGGCTATACATATAGAGGTGTCCTTCAGCCAAGGAAAGGGATTTCTGAACTTGGAAAGCTGAAGTGCATGACTGCTGTTGCGACTGTCAACAACACGGGCGTTTTGCCAGCTGTAGCATTAACGGGTCTTACTCTTCCATCTAGGGGTTCTATCCGCATTGTGGACGCTTCAGGAGCTTTCCTAGTCATCATTGGAGATGACAATACTTTCGAAGGTGACTTCGTAGCAGCTTCCGATGCGATCGACAGAGTCGCAGGTACCATCTCTTTTACTTGGGACGGAGCGGCAACAGATGACCCAACGATCCAGTATCAAGAAGAGTGTGACGATCCAGTCATGGGTCTTTTCAATTACGTAGCAAATGACAACTCTAGAACTTCTATAGGGATGAACACCGACTATGTTAGCAAATATCGTTCTGGTACAAACGATTATGTTGTCCTTTCTTTTAGTGCTGCTGCTGGTGCTGCTGCACTTAGTGGTGATGAGACAGATTTCTTTTCAGGGTGTATGTACCCCGACGCTGATGGAAATCCGCGCCTTGTGTTCGTCAATAACGTCAATGTCCCGCTCTTTTATAGCGAAAGCGTTTCATCTTCTACGATATTTAAATATAACAACACTACAGACAACCCGGACTATCAAGCTCCTGCTGCTGGTATTGGCGGTGAAATTGTCTCAGCACTTCACATATTTTACTTTGGTGAGAGACTTGTTTTTATAAAGCCTCAGCTCACAACAAGAAGCTACTCAACGGGATATCTTTATAGCGCCATCAACGATGCTTCGGGAACTGGAGATAAGTTCAACTCGCCGGGTGCAGGTCTAAACATATTGCCCGATGAAACACCCATCACAGGCGCAACCCTGATGGGCGACCGTCTGATAATCTTCACTCAAAGGAACATTTGGGAGGTTACATCAACCCAAAACGCAGATCTTCCTTTCCGCCAGCGTCGCATCATGGATTCCGATTTTGACATGACGACGGGCGCATATTCAGTCATTAATAATCTTGGCCTCGTCTATGGATTTGGATTTTGGGGGCTGTTTGCATCGGACGGCAGGCAGTCTCAGAGATTTGACAACAAGCTACCTTTCTTCACACGTAACGAAGTCTTTTCAGACAAAATACCCCTATCTAATGCGGGTTCTGTCCAAGAAGCGTCTCAACTATGGTGGACTTATCCATCTAATGAAGTTGAGGAAGCGGTAGACTTTTGCGATAGGGTTCTTACCTACAACTTTGAAGAGTCTTCCTTTTCGCAATATGACCTACCATTGACCACTTTCGGAGACTTTAGGCAACTGGATTATGTCCCGTGGGACGATGTTA